GTTTCCATAAACCAAAGCGTCGTCAGAAACACTAGCGTTTCCATAAACCATAGCGTCGCCAAAAACCCAGCAATCACCATCATGGCTTAAATTTTCTTCTTTCTCTATGTAACCACCAATGTTACCTTTTTTAACATCTCCAAAATCTCTCAAGGCCTCTACTCTGTGTAAACCATTACCTTCTTTTTCTAATAATTTGTACTTTTTAGTCATCTTAACCTCTTTTGATAGGTGTAACTTTGGGATATCCAATAGATTTTTTTCTGTATTTTTCAACGTCAATACCATCTTCAGACATTTTTTTTACGTCGATAGAGCCAGCTCTATTGCATCTTGTTATTTTAAAGTAACCCCCTCGCGCGTTTCCATCGTCTGTAAGCTCGAGTAGTTGTTTTTTGATATCATCCCACCTTTTCTTTGTGATCGTGTATTCTGTATAAGCTAAAACAGCTTCAGCTTCAACTGAGTTCCAATCCTCATCCTTAGTCATATCGACATAGTCTTTTTCAGAAAGAGGGGGCTCCTCTCTATCTATGACATATTGAAAAAATTCTTTCTCTTTCTCGATGAGATCTAAGATGTAATCATCATCAGGAAAGACATCCACTTTACAATAGCTATCTTTGTGACAAAAGACAAAAACAACCTTCTCTGCCTCGCAGCAAGCGAGCTGGTGTTGCCCTTGGGCATAATAGTAGTTTGGAACCTTTCCGCACTGGGCATCTTTAAAGACCTCTTCTTTACATGTCTTACATTCAAGAATAACCTTACGATCTATAGAGATCCCATCCAATGAAGCAATCATAAATGAATGTTCTTCACTCTGAATAACCATTGGAGTAAACAGATCTCCGGTCTCTTTTTCGTACCAAGAGCGAATATCTTCTTCTTTAATCTTTCCATAGGTCATTGCCAAAGTTTCGACGTCAAAAGAAAGATCACTGGTTTTTTGTTGCCACAGCTCGTAAGCAGTTTTCCAAGGAGATATCCCAATAACGATAGGAGCGTCTGACGCCCCTATCTTTAATTTTCTAAACTCCAACCACTCTTCAGAATTTTGTTCTAAATCTATTTTTATCATTTTACAAATCCTTGGTATAGAACATGTGTTCTTCTCCCTAACTCTGTCAGACTCACAAGGTTTGCACATCCATAATTTCTTTTTAATTTTCTTACCTTCTTACCTCGAAGTAATTTTGGTCTCTTATGTAGAACAGCTTTTTTAACAGTTAAAATCGGGCTTGTACTTTCTGTAGATGAGATCATTGTTTTTCCTCTTTTATTGTTTTTTTTACCCATGATAAGGCTAGGCGATATTGCTCTTCGGTCATGTCTGACATATTCCCATTGAATCTAGATTGTATCTGTTCTCTTAAATCGTCGTACCCATTCAGTGTTAAATCTAGAGTTTTTAGCTGTTCAGGTGTGACTTTTCTCATCTTGTCAGGGTCGTCCTCATCTGTCGGGATTTGGAATGTCTTTAGTAAGAAATATCTTGAGGCATAGGTCATAAGACCGCCGACTTTTTTTACATCCAATCCAAGGTCTTGAAGAATGATCGTCTTTGAAATCTTCTCTTCAGGATCTTCAGCATTTACCCATGTGAATTCGAACTTAGCAACAAGACATTTGTTATCCATAGTTTGTTCTAAAGAGATCATATCAACCTCTAAAAACACACCAAGCTCATCCATTTTTGGGCGTATAGCCATCAGTATCGATGACTCTTTTGCGTACTTATAGTTGTATCCCTTAGAGTCTTTTTGGACGTAATCCACACATTTTCTTATCTCTACAAGCTTCTGATAGAGGTTTAACGGCTTTTCTTTTGATTGTTTTTTTTCTGACATGTTAGTCTCCTATAGGTTTTGTGTTGTTTGTAAGGACGCATCTCTCGCAACATCGGAGAACCACTCAAAGAGAGACTCTGTTTTCGGATAGTCGCATCTACACTCAGGGTCTCTTTCCATTTCCATCTCATACTGTGACGGAAGGGAATACCCATCATCGAAATCTTCACCTTCTCTTTCTGGCTCGTGAAGGTATGCATGTAGCTCATCTACAAAACATTCTTCTACTTGTGACCATTTGTTATAGTCCATCTTTTTCTCCATGTTGACTTAAAAGAATACACATGTTAACATAATGATTTCATATAGTCAACAAAAAAAACAAAGAGGGAAATATGGGAAGGAAAAAACTATCTTTTTGTAGAAATAAAATTTTTACTATCAGGGTGACTGAGCACATGCATGATGTCATCATTGAGAATGCAAACAAATACGGTATTAAAGGGCCAGACGTTATCCGTCAGTGCATTGAGTATGCGTTTAAGTTGGATAACAGGGCTGGAAAAATAGACTTTAAACAACAAGAAAGGGAATAAAAATTACATGGTAATAGAGAATAGTTTAATTGAAAATTCAAACATAAGTAGCGAAACATTTAAAATACTTTGTATAGGATTGTATGATCCTGATGGCTAGAAATGTGATAATGATAATATTTTTAAATATTTTAAAGAGGATAGGGATTTAATCATTCCAGCTATTCAAGAGTTACTTGAATTGGGATATCTCCATATTTTTAAAGGAAGGTATTTTTGGTTTAAAGATCCTGTCTCAGATGACTATTTCAAAAACTACATTGATAATCAGAAAAAAAATAACCTTTAATAAAATTGAAGGTTTGGCAATAGTGTAGTTTTTCAAAAAAAAAGTCCCGGTCACCAAAAGATGATCGGGACAACCTCACAAGGAGGTAACTTATTTCTATATCTCAAGAGGATATAAATACGAATGTCGGGGGATTACACCGGTCCCCAAAAGTTTTCTTTCTATATCACAAAGAATGAAAACTATATTAAAAACTAAAACAGGTGTAGTTTACCCTCTTGAGATATAGAAATCAAGTTATTTCGTTGTGAAAGAATTTGTATTGAAATCTAAACCAGAGGAAATGTTATGTCGATTGCGCAAACTACAGATTCACAAGAACAACTAGACGTTGTTGATCATTCTTCTTTACACCACTACAGAACAGAAATCCCTAACATAATCTTTCAGTTGGGTTTGTCTGCTTATGAGATATCTTTGTATTTAGCTATAAAAAGAACGGCCGGAGATCGTGGTTGGTCTTTCATAGGAACAAAAAGATTAGCCAAAGAATCTGGAATGTCTGAAGGAAAAGTTTCTCAGGTGAAAAAAGATTTAACCAAGCCACACGATCTTCTTAATGGAAAATCACTTATCACAATCACAAAACGTAAAAGAGAAGATGGGGGGAATGCGACAGATTTGATAGAAATTACAGATGTATTGTGAAAAATTTATATTAGAAACTGAATTGGAGGAAATGAGATGTCGATTGCACTATTCACAGCACCAAATTGGACTCAGGTACCAAACCTTCTTCTTGATGAGAAGATGAGTCAGGTTTCACCAGCAGAATTTAAATGTATAATGTTGATTACGAGAAAAACGGTTGGTTTCCATCGCCAAATGGCTCGGATATCTCTTAAAGAATTCACAATAAAATGTGGGTTGTCAAAACAGGGGGTTTTGAACTCTATAAACAATTTACTTGAAAAAGGGTTTATAAAAAAAACTAAACAAGATGGTTACGAAGAGGCAAATCAATATGGGTTGAATGTTTTATATCCTGAAAATTCAGATGATGTAAATTCAATAGACCCTATAAAAAAACACCCAGTAAACTCAGTGGCCCAAAGGGTAAACCAAGTAGACGGGAGGGGGGTAAAAGAAGTTGCCACTATAAAAGAAAAGAAGAAAAGAAAAGATAAAGAAATAATACATAATGCTCAGAGCCCGGCAAAGCCGACTCATGAGCCGAAGAATGACGATTTTTTCTTTGATCAAAATTTGAAAGACTTTGTCGGAATCTCTGAAAAGGACATGGCCGATTGGAAAGAAATTTACAAGCACATTGATGTGCGATCGGAGATCTTAAAGGCAAAGCAGTGGGTCATCGCAAACCCATCAAAGAAAAAGAAACTGTGGCGGAAGTTTCTCACCACTTGGCTCAATAAGGCAAACGACTGCGCAGAAAACAAAAAGGCCTACAGACAGAACACGTTTCAGCTCGATGGAAACGACAGCTTTGTTGATTGGATGGATAATTTTTACAAGGAGGTGAGGGAATACGTCTCGAAAGATTGGATCTTTGAGTACAACTTCGAGAAAAAGTATATCTTGTATGGGGGATCAATCCGTCCAAGAACGATCGACTGGAGTAGGCAGAAATTAGACGAAAACATCATAAAAAACGATTTACAAAAATACCTAAATTACTTAAAATCAATGAAAAAGAACAGTTGAGAATAGTTTGCAAAAACAATTTTGTATGTTTCAACTGAAAAAATATATTTATATATAAATTGTTTTAGATGATTAAAGTAAAAGTTATATATGGTAAAGTCGAAGAAGAGGTCAACCAGTGGATCTCTGAGAACTTCGACTATAGTAAAATATTTGATATAAAGTATTCTACAGGTGTTGATAGTGATGATTGTTTTAGCGACGCCGCTATGATTATCTATGAAGAAAAAATTAGTGAGGAGGCAGTATCGGAAAGTTCGACTCAAAAGGATTCCCGTAGGATAACGTAGGATTCCCGTAGGATTAGCAATCTTTCAACTTTTATCGTGTCGAATGAGAACTAGGTATTCGTGAAATACACGTAAATGTTCTGAAATAAAAGTTATCATTTGAATGGTATCACGAAAAAGATATAAATATTTTAACTGAAGGTCTGTGTTAAAAATAATTTTCATCCACGAAATAGTCACAGTCTTCACAGTCTTCATAGGAGTCTTTCCTCTCATCATCGAGGAAATACGAGATAACTAAAATACAAAGAAGAAAAACATAAAACAAAAACATAGCTAATTCTCCTCAAATGAACATTCGTTACACCTACCATCTGGCATAACATAACCAGACTCACAAGAAGGGCATCTATCAACCCACTCTACATAAACTTCGTCATACGCATCACACCATTGCTCTTTTGAATACCCTCTTTGGTCTAACATCTCAGATATGCAGTCACAAGAAGACTCTTTATCATCAAAGAGCTCAAATACACCTTCTCTAACTTCAACACAAAACTTATGATAACTCACTACCAAACTCCTCATTTAAAATCTCTACTAAGTCCTGATAGCTATCACAAGCACAGATACAAGCAAGCTCTTCTATCTCTTTTTTATCTAAGTCTTCTACAGACTCACCATGAGAGCTAAAACACCCCCAAGGACTCGCGCTTTCACTATCTATCTCCTCAAAATCAATAGAAAATTTATCGTCTAAACCAAGCTTACGTAGTTCTTCATAAAAACAATCAAAAAAATATTGGTCTTTATTTTCCATTCCTTATCTCCTATCTGTGCGATTAATGAAACTATATTGTAACACAAATGATTTCTTTTTACAACAAAAAAACAACGTTGACACAAAAAAAACAAAATATTATAGATAAGTATGATATTAAAAAATTTAAGGAACGATAAGGAAACGTATGCCACCTAAAAAGTCAAACCCACCTAACCCTGGAGGCCAGGGAGCCCCGACAAAGTATACCGAAGAAGTTATGGAAAAGTACGCAAGAGATATTTTAGAGTGGGCAAAAAAAGAAGACTCTTTGATCTTGAGACAGTGGCTCGGAGATAATGGTTTTGACTATGCTTGGCTCTGGGAAATGTGCGAAAAATTTCCTATGTTTTCCAAGGCCTACGAAAATGCGCGGGTGATAATTGGGTCAAGAAGAGAGCTCATGTGCATGCATGGAAAGCTTAATTCAACTATCGTTTCAAAGACTATGCACAACTACGACCGAGAGCTTCTGAAGACAGAAAGAGAGCTTAAGAAAATAGAAAAAGATAACGAAAAAAAAGATCCCACTGTTGTTCATATCATAAATTATTCTGACGCAAAAGTGGAAAAAGATTGATCATTTTTAAGACAAAATGTAATCTTATCGCGAACAACATTCACGCGTGCGTTTGATCGACCTAGCCCCGGCTCGCTCCGGGGGCACGCTTTACCTAGCGAGGGGTAACGATGACAAAAATCACCTTTCTAAGCGACCTTCACGGACACATGCCAGAGCTTCCTGGCGGAGACATCTTGATCATAGCCGGTGATCTTACTGCACAAAACAGAGAGCAAGAATACAAAGACTTTGAAGAATGGGCCTTATCTAGCCCGTATAAAGAAATCGTTGTTGTACCAGGTAATCACGACACAAAGATAAGATCTCTCAACACGGACAGAATAAACGTGCTTATTGACCAATCTTTAGATATCGAAGGACTCAAGATCTACGGATCTCCATGGTCTCTGTACTTTGAAGGTATCAGCCCTTTTTGTACTGCCTACACAAAAAAGTCTGAAGGAGGTCTACATGAGCTCTTTTCCAAGATACCCGAAGATCTAGATATCTTAGTGACACACAGCCCACCATACAAAATTTTAGACAAAATTTTCAGTGGGTTTCATGCGGGATCTCTATCTCTGAGGATGTGTGTAGACAATAGACGGCCAAAAAACCACGTATACGGCCATATTCATGAGGGATACGGCCAAAAAACCATCGGAGAGACAACCTTTATCAACGCGTCTTATGTCGATGTTCGCTATAAACCAGTCAATAAAATAATAACTTTAGATATATGAGGATTTTTAATTATTCCGGAACTTATCCTTCCATACAACTTTACTCCAAGACCGTACCAGATACCGGCTCTAAAAGCGCTCGATGATGGATATAAAAGACTTTTGCTCACACATCATCGGCGCGCCGGGAAGGATATGCTTTGCATAAACATGATGATTAGAGAAATGTACAAGAGAAAAGGATACTATTTGTATCTCTTTCCTGATGCAGGTCTCGCAAGGCGTGTGATATGGAATGGTGCAACAAAAGATGGCTTTCGGTTCTTAGATTTCTTTCCTGAAGAGATCATTGTAAGAAAACAGCAGCAAATGATGACCGTTGAGCTTGATAATGGCTCGATTTTCCAGCTCGTTGGATCTGATCGCTTTACTAACGTCGGTATCAACCCTGTCATGGTTGTTTTTTCTGAGTTCAGCTTGCAAAATCCGATGTGCTGGAACTTAATCAGACCAATTTTAGCTGAAAACGATGGAATAGCCATCTTTAACGGGACGCCTAGGGGTCGCAACCATTTTTACGATCTCTATGAAATGTCTAAACGCAATCCGGATTGGTTTGTGCAGAGACTTTCCGTTGACGACACAAAAGCAATTCCGCTTAAGGCGATAGAAAAAGAGCGTCAATCTGGTATGAGCGAAGAGCTGATTCAACAGGAGTTCTATACCTCTTTCTCTCGAGGTGTAGAGGGGGCATACTACGGTCGTCTCATTGAAGAGGCAAAAGCGCAAGGTCGTGTAGGAAAAGTTTCTTACAATCCTCAGGTGAAAGTTAATGTTGGCTTTGACTTAGGTATGAACGACAGCACGTCGATTTGGTTTTGGCAGCAAGTTGGGCAAGAGGTTCATTTCATCGATTACTACGAAAACAGCGGGGAGCCACTCAGTCACTATGCGAAGGTACTACAAAATAAAGATTATGTTTATGGTGATACTTGGCTCCCTCATGACGCTAAAGTTCGTGAGCTCGGAACAGGCCTTAGTCGTGTGGATGTTTTTCGCTCTTTGGGGATTACTCCGCTTATTGTACCCAGTATTGGATTGATGGACGGGATCGAGGTTGTTCGTGGTTTACTGCCCCGCTGTTGGTTTGATGAGGATAAGTGTGAGTATGGGATCAAGTGTCTTGAGATGTACCATAAGGATTATAATCCGAAAAGAGAGGTGTACTCTGACCGCCCTTGCCATGATCGCTGGTCACATGGAGCTGATGCGATGAGAATGTCTGCTATCGCGATATCTCGTGGAAATCTTGGAGAAGGGATTAGTGGTGAGGAGTGGAACAAGATTAGACAGAGGAATATTTACTAAAAGGAATTAATTTAATGAATTGTTCTTGTATCTGTGATTGGTGTAATGCCTTGATTGAATATTGCGTTACTCAAGGCGAGGGATTCGAGTCTAGAGAAGAGTCTCCGCTGGCCACACCTGAAAAACCAGAACAAAAAACAGAATGGCAGGTGTACTACTCACCTGAACAAACTTGGAGAAAAGAAGATGAGTGATGAATGTTGTGAAGTTGGAGATATCTATCAAATAAACCCGGAGCACGATGAGATTTTTGGGGCTTGTCTGATGATTGTAACTGAACCAAAACCGTGGGGGGCGCAAGGATACTTTAACGTTCCCGGTGAAGGTCTTGCTTTTTATCGATGCAACTTTGAAGATATGGAGAGCGTTGGAAAAGCATCTTGGATTAGGAATGAAGAGGAGTCTGATTAAGGATGGATGATTTTGAAAGAGACGATCAAGCCAAAAAGGTTATGAAGTTGTCTGAAAGATTTATAGAATATTTTAAAGAGAATGAAGTAGACCCATCTGTTGCATTACCAGCTCTTCTTTTTTCTTCTGCGTTTTGTAGCTTTGAGCTTTTTAATGATAGAGAAAAATTTTTATGTGATTGCAAAAGAACTTATGAACTTATTGAAAAACTTTACAAACTTGAAAATTTGAGGACATTATGAAGAACACACAAGAAATTGAATGGAAAAAATTTTCAGAAAACAAACCAAATCACAACGACTTCGTAGTTTTTTTTATAAAAGATAAAGATTCTGAAGAAAAAGACGATTTAGTCTTTTATTTTGGTCAGTTTAAACATCCGTATATGATGGAGCCAGCAAAATATAAGGAAACATGGATGTACTTCGCTGTTTTGAATAACAAAATGATCGATCCAGACGATTCAACGATGTGGGTTTCTTTGACTGAAATTTCCACAGTCGCAAGAGGCAAATTCATGAAGGAAATTTTTTCTGAGAAATGATCTAACCCTTGATATATCTTTATATCACTGAAAATTTGTTATAAAGATATATCATTTTTGTTTTATATATATGAAATATAGTTACATTGTATACAAAATAATAAGTACTTATGAAGAGACTTTAGAGAAACCAATAGTCTGCTTCTCTGACCTAGAAAAAGCAAGAGAGTTTGCTGAAAAAGCCAGAAATATAAACTATTTTTTTGTTGAGATCAAAAAGTTGATTAAAAATAGTAAATACATGAGTTTTTTGGTCGACAAAGAATTTTGTGATTACGGTTGTGAGGATTGCTCTTACGAAATAAAACAAGTTTTTCAAATAGATTAAAATTTTAACGTTTATACACTTGAAGTTTTAATTTAAATCATACAGAATGAAGCTGTCTATGAATCAAATTTTCAATACAGATGGCTTTAGATACACAAATAGAACACGAGTTTACGCAGTTTGCTTCAGACACACAACGTGTGTGGGGGTCTTACTTCAGAGAGGCTAGAGAGGATTTAAATTTCTATGCCGGACAGCTTCTCTCTGCTCAAGAAGTAGGTAAGCTAAGCAATCAAAATAGAAATTCTTACCAAGTAAACAAGATTCGTCGTGTTATCAACCAATATTCTGGTTACGAGAGAGAAAATCGCGTATCTACGGTCATTGGTTCTACAGATGAAACAGATGATCAGACAGCTGAGCAGCTCTCAGACTGTATGCTGTATGCCTATGACAAGGGCGATGCTCACATAAACATCTCAGATGCCTTTGACCACTCTTTAAAGACAGGCCTTTCAGTTATTGGTGTCGCCATGGACTTTTCTAGGGATAGGGTCAATGGTGACATCAAGTTTTGGTGGAAACCGTACAACGCCGTCCTAATCGATCCATACTTTACTAAGAGAAATCTCGACGATGCGGAGAGATGCGCGACGAGAGACATGCTAGACAAAGAGCAAGTTAAACAGCTACTTCCTTTTGTAGATCCTAAAGAGATTGATTCACTACCGACAGGTGTGACTGACAATAAATTTCCTCAATACATTCTAAACTTATCCAACACAACCTCTGCAATTAGAAATTTAGTTACCTATGACCAATATTGGGTGAGATCTTCAAAGACGGTAAGGCTTCTTATCGATACAACATCAGGTGAAGAGATCGATGTAACGGACTTTGAAGAAGAAGAGATACAGATCCTTCTTTCCCAGTTCGCTGAGAATGATGTACAGGTCGTCAAAACGTCAAAAGAGACAGTTACCCTTCATATTATTGTTGGTGGCAGGCTCCTTTATTCTGGCCCTGATGCAACTGGAATAGATACCTTCCCGTTTAGGCCGATGATCCCGTTTTTTGAGCCCTACACAGACAGATTCGACCTAAGGATACAGGGAGTTGTTAGATCACAGAAAGACCCGCAGAGGCTTTACAATCGCCGTATGAACCAGATAACAGACTGGCTTGAATCTAAGGTTCACACAGGATTTAAAGTCGTTAATGGAGCTGTTCAAGATCCTAACATGCTCTTTCAGACTGGTCAAGCAAGGCTTATCGTTGTCAATCAGGGATTTGATCCTACCCGTGATGTGCAACAGTTGGATGCTTCAGATCTCCCACCTAATGTTTTGCAGCACATGCAGATGTTAGACAAAGACATCTTAGAGGTTTCCGGAGTTACTGAAACCCAACTTGGTACTGACGAGGGTGGTAATACTCAAGTTTCTGGAAGGCTTGCAGAGGTGAGAGCCTCTCACGGTATGACAGGATCAAGGGGGATCTTTGATGTCTATGAATACACCCTTAAAGAGCTTGGTCGCGTAGTTCTTGAAACGATACAGAAAAACTACACCCCTGAGAAAGTGGAGAGAATAACCAATAAACAACCAACAGATCAGTTTAACTCTAGAATATTTCAACAGTATGATACGAATATCAAGCAAGCTGTACTGACTAAGACACAAAGAGACACATACTACTACGAGTTGTTACGTCTTAGAGAGCTTGGTATAGAGATCCCAGACAGTGAAATTATAAAATCTGTTCCAATTCAATCTAGAGATCGCTTAAATCAACTGATAGAAGAGCAAGAGCAGCAAGCGCAAATAGCGATGCAGAAACAGCAAGAAGCCGAAGAGCGCATGAACGAGCTTATGGAGGCTAGAACAGCAGGCGAGATTGCAAGAACAGAGGCTGAAACAGCAAGATCTAAATCTCAAACAGGTCTTCTCATAGAGAGGATCGCTAGAGCTAATGAAGACTCTGCCGGAGCGGCTCTCGATCGCGCAAAAGCTCTTACAGAGATCGAGAATCTTCAGACAGATCAGCTTTTAAAGATGCTGCAGTTTTTACAAATCCTTGAAAACCCGGTTCCGGGCGCTCAAGCAAACACAAAAACAACGGAGGCAACAAATGTCCAACGTACGATCAGCCCCTCCGGGGAACGGACGGGGAAAGTACTCGACAAACAAGCCGAAGGGATCAGCCCCACGGAAGGGGTCGAGCTTACCTAGCGGTGGTATGTCGAAAGATTCTTCAAAGGCCAATAAGATGGCTAGTATGCAAAAATCAAGAGAGTCTCTAAGAGGCGAGCTGATTTAAAGGAATGTAAAATGGCTTTACTTGTACCAAAACATGTCGGATTAGCTCAGCAAAGAGCTGAGAAGGAGGCTTTGGTTAACCATTTCAATGATGAGATGGAAAAAGTCATTAACAAAAACAAAGAAAAAGATAAGTTCTGGATCCTTGGAAAAGTTAGATTCCCTCCAGAGTTTGGAGGTAAGGTTGGTCGCGTCTTTTTGGATGCTTCAGACGAGAAACCGCCTGTTGTTAAAGGATCATTTGTCTATGAAGTAGACAATAAAAGAGGAACGAAAGAGCTTTTGTGGACTCACAGCAATGATCAGTTGACTGTTGTTCCTACAAAGAAGACGATTAAAACATAGAGAAACATCCCATGTCGCCGGTGAACGGGCGCCTCAGTTACGCAGACTGTAAACGTGCGAAAATACGGGAGTAAAATGACTGAAGAACAAGTACCTGTCTCCGAGGTAGGAGCTGAAGGAATCGACAATCAGGAAAATCAACAAGAAGTTGTTGAACAGCAACAAGAGGAACGTCAAGTTCCATTGTCTGCATTAGAAGCGGAGAGAAGAAAAAGACAAGAGATGGAAGCTGAGAATAGGATCTATCAGCAATATCTACAAGATGCTCAAAAAGCTCAACAGCAACCGCAAGAAGATGATTCTGATGATTGGGTGACAAAAAAAGAATATCGCCAATCTGTCGAAAGCCAAATATCAAGTGCTAAAAGAGAAATTCTCGAAGAGGCGTTTGTTCAGGCTAATCCCGATGCTCACAAGAAAATAAATGACTATTTACCAGAATTAATGAAACAAAAACCATGGGTGAAAGAGGTCATTGAAAACGCACCAAACAGGTGGCAGCGGGCATGGGAACTTGTAAATGATTTATATATGCCTCAACAGTCTCAACAGCTAAAAAAGAATGAAACTGCTCAGAAGATTGTTGAGAATTCTCAAAAACCCGGTTCTCCAACGATTGTTGGAAAAAGCCACACAGCTTCTACTGTTGAATACATGAGAAGCGTTCGTGGAACATCTGAATGGGACGATTACAGGGCCAAGTTAAGAAGGGGTGAAGCCTCTCTTTGATCTTTCTCCATGAACTAAAGGAGAAAACGAATGGCAGTAACAACTACCACTCAAGTCGATTAACCTATACGGGTCGACGTAAAATGTCTCTAATTCGGGGAAACTCCGCAAAAGGACAATCCCGAGCCAAGCCGAAAAGGAAGGTGTAACGACTATGAAGTTCAAAAACAAATTGGAATTAAAAGGTGCAATCATAGGAATGCTTTTAGGTGATGGATACATACCAAATTCCGGAGTTAACAAACTAATGAGAATCAAAATGAAGTCAGCGCATAGAGAATATTTTATGTTTAAAAAGGATATTCTTGAAAATGTATGTTCTCTAAAGACTTTCCTTGGTGAAACAAATGATCGATGGGGAAAAGTAACATTTTCTGATCGTTTATCAACAAAGACAAATCCATTATTTACACAGCTTAGAGAGCACATGTATCACGATGGCAGAAGAACTGTTGATGAACATGTGATGAAGTGTCTGACACCTCTTGGAATGGCTCTATGGTATCAAGATAATGGCTCCTATGCAAAAGGTTCTGGTTATGGAGATGTTATTCTCTGTACAGATGCATACAGTAAGACAGAATGTGAAATGATGGCAAGAGAGCTTCAAAAGAGGTTTAAGCATCAGTGGAGAGTTTATAGAAGAGTTAGAAAGAATAAAGATGGTGAAAAATTGTACTTTTATCGTCTTTATCTTCGTAAAAAAGACCATGAATACTTCTTCAAACTCATAGATCCATTCGTTGTTGATTGCATGAAATATAAACTGAAACGTGATGATGTTGATGTCAAAGCTTTCAGGGGAACAAGAGAAGAGAGTATTATTTGCCCTGTCTGTAAAAAAGAGTTTAAACGATTCAAATCTCAGAAAGGTAAGTATTGTTCGAAGGAGTGTTTCAAAAAATTCCACAGAACTTCTCAACGGGACACAGCGAAAGCTGAAGATATAGTCTGATCTTCATAGGAATATGAAGGGTTTGTAGAAATGTAAACCATTAACACTTAAAGCCGGAGGTTCAGCGCTACTTTGACAATATCCTTCTAGATAGAAGGAAACCAAACTTCATTCATATGATTGGAGCGCAAGTACGACGTTTACCTCAAAAAAATTCAGATACCGTTATCTTCAGACGTTTTGACAACTTGTCAGACGCACTAACACCATTAACAGAAGGTGTAACACCAAATAGTGAACAAGTAAGTAAATTTGATATCACAGCCGTCACAAGCCAGTACGGAAAAGTTATCGAATTGTCAGACAAAGTAATCATCACTGTACAAGATGACACTTCTAACGAAGTTGCTGATATGCTAGCACAAAACATGAACAGCACTCTTGATAAGATCGTGCGTAACATGTTGAATGCAACAGCATCTCAAATTGCTTGTGCTAATGGTGTTAATGGAAGTACGCCTACTGAAATTAACCAAACAGATATCGATCTAGTTATCGACTATCTAGAAGGAAACAATGCTGTTAAGTATGTTCCAACTATGGAAGGTATGAATAAATTCGGTACAGCTCCACGCTGGGCGGGGTATTGGGGACTTCTCCATACAGACCTACGCTCTGACTTGAAAGCTGTTTCCTCTTTCCTATCTAGAAACCAATACCCAGATCCAAAGGCTGCTTTGGAATCTGAGCTTGGTTCAACAGACGAGGTTAGCTGGCTAATGTCTTCAGAGGTTTATGAAAGCTCTGGAACATACAACAACATCATCTTTGGACAGAACGCTTATGCAAGGATCGCAATTGATGATCTTTCCAGCGAATTTATCATTAAAGAGTTGGGAGCGGGAGAAGATCGCTTGAACCAACGTCGTTCGATGGGCTGGAAGTCATATTTTGGATCTGTCATTCTTGATGACGGCTGGGTCGTTAACCTACAAGCTACTCAAGCGTAAGGAGGAATAATATGACTGACGTAAGAGATTTAGAATTAGTTCAAGCTGCTGGTTATACCTTCACCTCCGGTGGAGCCGCTTATAACTTAACACTTGAGTTTTACCCAGACTATGTCGAGGTAATCAACTACACAAAATCAGCAACTGTGTCTCAGATCGTAAGGTCTACATGGATGCGTGGTTTCCCCGCAGGGGACGCTGTATCTATCCAGTCAATTGCAGACAATGGTTCTACAGGTAACCTAAACTCCGTCCTAGAGACTACTAACGGTTTCACATGGGCAGGAAGTGCTGCAGGATATACAGCTACTCAGAAGACAATTACAGGTGCTACACAAGCGTCTCCTGTAGTTATCACGTCTACTGCGCATGGTCTTTCAAATGGAGATCGTGTCAGGATTACAGATGTTGTTGGTATGGTTGAGCTGAACGGTAGGGAGTTCGTAGTAGGTTTATCCGCTACTAACACCTTTGCTCTTTATGATGTCTATGGTGATGCGATCGATGGTACTGGCTATACCGCTTACTCAAGTGGTGGTGAAGCTAATGCTATCGGCCCAACCGATGATGTTGAGAATGCAGAAGAAACATTTATTCTCACCTTGGGATCCGGAGTCGTTGGAAACGATGGTGATACTATGTACGTACACGCTATCAAATATCCCGGCGGCGTGAATTCCTTGGGGGATATAGGATGATGATAATGGGTAAATTTTAACCGTTGTGATTATATGGGTTGGAAATTTCCAACCCTCTGTGTTTTACAAAAAAGAAACGTTTGTTTTATTTTGGAAATAATTATATCACTCTGAGAGTGAAAGCAAAACTCTTGGAGGGTATATGGAAGAAGAAAAAAAAATATGTGATAAGTGTGGTATTGAAAAACATCCATATCACCATAAAAGCGGAAGAATTCAGTGGGTTTGTAAACCATGTAGAAATAAAAGAGCTAGGAAGTGGAGAAAAGAAAACCCTGAAGAAGCAGCAAGAATAAGTAGACATTATGCAAGATTAGATAGAAAAAAAAATCCATTAAGACAAAGAGAAGCCAATAGAAGATATAGAGAAAAACATCCTGAAAGATATCTTCAACAGAAAAGAGAATGCGATAAGAAATATCGAGATAAAAGAAATAAATCATTAGTAGAATATAGAAAAAATAATTTTGAAAAATGTAGAGCTCATGACAAAATTAAATATGCAATAAAAAAAGGGAAAATAAAAAAATCAGAAAAATGTGAATTTTGTGGGGAAAAAGAAAAATTACATGGACACCATGAAAATTATGAAAAACCACTAGAAGTAATTTGGTTATGTAGTAGATGTCATGTAGCTATTCACAAAATGAATGAGATAAGAAAAAGTAATGAAATAAAAAAGAATCTAGAAAAAGAGGCCCAAGATGACAAAAGTTCTTTATGAGTTCGACATGTATGAAGACAATGAAGATCTCGAGCTATTCCAAAAGAGCCGCGACATGAATAACGCTCTATGGGACATCTATCATATGTGTCGCGATAAGCTGAAATATCAAGAGCCAAGTGAAGAAACATTAGAAATGTGCGAGATTATCAAGAAAAGAATTCAAGATGTTGGTATATTATGAAAAAACCCCCTAGTGGCATCTAGGAGGTAAGAGGTTTAAAGTCATGTTTTTAATTTTATTTAACTTATGGAAAAAAGACAAAGGAAAGTCGCATGACTGAAGAAAAAATTAGTACAGATGAGTTTATCGTTCCTCAAGAAACATTGATGGATACTGAAGAGGAACCTAAAAAAAGAAGGGGTCGCAAGCCTGGCCCAAAGAAAGAAGATCTTCAAGCACAGGCGTTCGAAAAGCTGTTAGACGAGTTTAAAGCTCTTAAGGGAGAGCTTGAAGACACCAAGAAAAAGCTAGAGGAAGTAAAGAGCGAGCCTGTCTCTGTCAGATTACAGAAGAGTAAAAAAAAACGACGCAACATACCGCCATACACAGGCCCAATGAGGCGGGTGAAATTTATGAGAAACGATCAACCACAAAATCCTATGAACTCGCGATTAACAAAAGTCGTCGTTAATAAAGAAAAGAATATTGATGAGCTTGTAGACTGGAGAGGAACCCTTGTTCCTGGTCAGGTGTATGAGCTCCCAGAGCCTGTCGTTGATTTTATAAATAGTCGTTCAGAGCCAACTTATGGCGAAAGACCTGACCCGGAGAATCCAAGACAGTCAATAACAACTATTATTGGTGAAAAGCAGAGGTGTTACTGCGTTCCAGCATAAGAAGAGGAAGTTATGGCCACTAAGACATTAGGTGATATTGCAGAGATCGTTAAAAAGGTAACTGGTCGTACTGATCAGTCTGTGAGTATCAATACAATCTATACCTATGTAAACGATTTTTATCAGCAGATCGCTGGTCAAGAGTTGAGGCTTTTTGAAAACAATTCTTTTTACGAATTTAGCACAGTAGCCTCTATAGATGAGTATTCAATAGATTTATCGTCTATTGGATATTCAATCTTGAGCAAGCCAGCTTACATAGGAGGGAGTGGATACCCCGGATATGACCTTGATTTTCATATCCATCCCTCAATCTTCTATGCAAGATGGCCAGACACACAGGATTATACGGAACAAAGACCAACAGACGTTCTTTGGTATGACAACAAATTAGTTTTTAGGGCTCCCCCTGATGATGTGTATGATGTAAAAATTACTGCATACACGATCAATGCAGAGTTGAGCGATCCATCTGATCAGATTCAAGAAGATTATTGGTTTAGATACATCGCTTACGGGGCTGCTTTAGACTTACTTGGAGATGCTGGCGAGTTTGAAAAAGTTTCTCAGGTGATGCCATTGTTTGAAAGGTATAAGGCAATTGTTAATGCAAGAACGTATACACAAATGAAAGAACGCGTTGCGATTAGAAATTTTTAAGGAGTATTATGAAAAAATTAACAACTTTATTTGTCATCGGAGCATTGTTAAGTATTGGGCTTAGTAGCTGTGCTGCTAGATGTGGATTTTCAGGCCCAAAGCTTACGATTGATGGGTTAAATTTTGAGGCTGAAGGCCGTATGGGCCCTCAAAGCATGTTAGAATCTAAGTAGGAGGTAAAGTATGCCTTGGAATGGTGGTAGCTTCCCTGATGGAGCTAAGAACTTACCTGATAACAGGGTTGGCATAGCTGATAACTTCTCTTGGATTGATCTTTACATGCCGACAGATCATATCTGGGATGACAGCGACGCAAACAAAAACGGTCATCATAGCCAAGCGGCTCTTGTAACAAAGGGGGCCTCTCCGGGTATTACAGTTCCGACAAGTACAGACGGAATTTTGTATGTACAAACAATCTCTGATGAGAAGCCAGCAGCTGCGGGGTCTGTAAATAAAGAGGTTCTTTATTACGCAGATAAAGACGGAGACGCTGTCACCACTCATCGGCCGTTAAACTGGGGAAGTGTTTGGGCTCAGGCCGTTTTCAACCCAAAAACAGTGAATGCTATTGGCTCAGCTGATACAACAGGGATCATTAGATCAAGCAATATTGCCTCTGTTGGTTACAATAATCGGTATTTTGAGTTTACATTCTCTGAAAACGCTCCAACGTCAGATTATATCGTTTTGGGATCTATAACTAGGGCAACAGGATCAGCAACGGCTAGCAGAGAGATGATTGCTATTCGTGGTTTTGATGGGGCTCAGTGTACAACGAGCTCTTTCCAGATTGTTTTTAATAAAACAACTGATGTTCCAGTAGATCAGATTGATTTAAGTACAACGCAAGCTTTTGTGGTGGTAATTGTATAATGCAGACATTTTTAGTTGCTCCATTTTCTGAAGGGTTAGATAGAGAAGTTGAACCTTGGTTGCTTCCACAGGATGCTTTTGTTTCAATGCAAAACGCGTTTTTGCGAAGGGGAGTGTTACAAAAGCGTCCCGGATATGCAGAGCTTGCCACAGGTGGAGAAGGTGGGGTAGCTGAAACACAGAGCCGGGTTGTTGATGCCGGCGGTGTTGGAAGTTATGCAGAGCTCCCAGTGATGGGAATTTTCAATTACATCGACTCCAACGAGGATAAGAGGTTGTGCGTTTTAGATACGCGCAACTTCAATCTCTATAGCACATCAAACAATCGGCTTGAATATGTTACGCATAGCTCTGGAACAACATATAACGGCGGTGATGACGACTTTTGGTCTGCGACTAACTATACTGTTGTAAACACGTCAACGTCTACAAGGACTCCGATACTTGTTTTTACAAACAATGTTGATGTTCCTCAGTATTTTGACGGAACAAACACAGAAGATCTAAACAACGCGGCATCATTCAATTATCAAGAGCCTCCAGCATCTTTAGGAGGTGATCTTGAGGCAGCTAGACTGTGCTTCTTCTATGGAGATCGTTTAATCTTCTTAAATACAAAGCAAGATACGTATCGATATCCAAATAGGTGTCTGTACAGTCCTTTGTTTAACTCTGTCGCTGTTGGTGGTAACTCTATAGCTCTTGACTTTAGTGATAAAAACGCTGGTGTTGTCGATGCAGCAACATCTGACGAAATTCTTGGTGCTGACTTTCTTGCAGGTGATCTTATCGTATACTTCAAGGAAACGGGTCCCTGGGCACTTAAAGTGACTACAGATCGCTTCTTTCCGTTTAGATGGGAAAAACTAGGGCCAAAGGGTGTTTCGCGCTGTGACGCTCCTAAAAGCGTTTCTAGCTACTTTGGTGAAGTTACAGGAGCTGGAATTCTTGGAATTATCTCAACAGATGGGAACACCGTTGGTAGGGTTGATAATAAGCTTCCCTTCTTTACAAGAGACGACATCAATCCATCAAAGTTTCAGTATTGTTATGCTGTGGAGTCTGAGAGGTATAGACAGAGATGGTTGGCATATCCAAGCATAACGTCTCAAGAAGACTCTCCGGATAAGGTTCTTGTAAATGGCGTAGAAGACAACACGTGGTTTATCTATGATTTACCTATCCATTGTTTTGGAAATTACCATGATGCGGCTTTTGATCAATCATGGGATGAATTTACTAAGCCTTGGGATTCCTACGGAGGTAAGTGGGATTCCTATACAGAGTTTGAAAAGTCTCTTTCTGTGATTGGTGGGTCATACGATGGGTATGTCTTCAAGATGGATACAGAGGACAATGATGGACAGACAGATATCACCGGAATATCTCAGGCTAATCCAGCCGTTGTAACTGTTGCAAACCATAGGTTGAATACTGGAGATGTTGTTAAGATTTACAACGTTTCAGGTATGACAGAAATCAACGAGCTTCAGTCTCAGGTAACGGTTGTCAATGATACATCTTTCCAGCTTAACGAGATCGATAGCTCTAGCTTTACAGCTTATACCTCTGGTGGTTTTTTTGAGAAAGCAATCTTGTTCGATGTAAAAACAAAACCATTAAATCCTTGGATTAAAGAGGGACGTAAAGCCGCTTTACATTGGGTTGACTTTAGAGTTGATACGAGCCAGTTAACAACATGTAATATTGAATTTTTTACAGATGAGAGAAAAACACCTTACACGCTTCCAGACCAATCAAACACCTCTATATCTGTTGAAAGCAGTGGAACAACCTCATCATCAGGGGATATCTCATTTTTCTTGAAAGAAGCCCCTGTTCTCCCTGGAACAGTCTCTATCAGTGTTGGAGGTACTGAAACAATTACAGATAATGGTTATCAAACGCTTTCTGGCGATGTTGTAGCGACAGGAAATATAAATTATAAATCCGGGTTGATTCGAATCTTCGGTTCTGTAGCATCGTCAGCTGTTTTATCTTCATACACAGAAGACAACTCAACAACGACATTAATCTTCAAAGATGAAACGGGCAGAGAACAAAACTGGTATCGCGTTTACGTCAACTCTGTCGCGAGATCTCATCAAGTAAGGATATTCCAAGAGAGAGTAGACGAAAGGTTGAGAATACATGCGATCGGATTTGCGATGTCTCCGGCTGGAAGTATTGAGGGGGGTAACTAATGCCTGATGTTGAGCCAACCAGTAGAATCTCTTCAATAGAGAATATTGATCAGAAAGAGCTGGCAAGGCAGATAGATAAAAACTATGAGAAGCTTGCAAATGGAATAAACACAAAGGCAGATGTTGTAGTTAGAGATGTAAACCCAGCAGCAAGCGACTTTCAATACAGTATTGGAACAACCTGGGTTAATGAATCTGCAAATACAGCTTACATTCTGACGTCAAGGTTAACAAGCAGTACCGTCACATGGACGTTGATAACGTAGAGAGGTAAAACATGGCTAATTTTTTTTCTAAGCTTTTTAAAAGTAAGCCGGCAAGGACTCGAGAGATCGATCCAATGTCGGATACTCAGAGAGCTTTCTTTGAGATGATTCAACAAGGGATATCTGGTCAAGGTCCATTAGCGGGGGCTATTGGTGGTTTTAATCCAGAAGAAATCGCTCAATTTTTTCAAACAGGGGTTGCAGAACCAGCTAGAAAACAGTTCTTTGAGAGAACAGCTCCTGGCCTGCAGCAAAGAGCCGCTGCATCTGGTCTTTCAAGGTCTTCTGGTCTTCAGAGAATGATTGAAGAGCAGCAGGGAGATCTAGAGGGACAGCTTTCAGCTTTGCTTGCACAACAACAGATGGGAGCAAGAGAGTCTGCTTTAGAGAGACAGTTGAGAGCTGCTGGAATTGGAACAAGCGCCCCTCAGAATCAGGTTGGTATTATTCCTGGAAGGCAAAGTATTATGGAGGGAATTCTTCAAGGAGCCTCATCAGAAATTGGTAAAGCTGCTGGTTCTGGTTTGGCTGGATTTTTTAGATAGGAGAAAAAAAATGGTTTTTGTATTTCCAGAAGAAAGACCTTCATTGATTGGTCAGGCTTTAGGTCAGGGGCTTTCTGGTGGTTTTAGAGAGAGATTAGGGTCAGATCGCCTTAAAGGTATTATTGGGGGTGATCAGACTCTTGACGAGCAAATGGCTTCGATTTTAGGCTCATCAACAATACTCCCTGAACAAAAGCAGCAGGCTTTACAATCTCTTCAACAGAGGCAGCAAACAAGACAACAAGAACAAAAACAACTTCTTGATTTAATTAAGGAAAGAAGAAGGCAAGATGTTTTGAGTAGATTTGGTCTGATTCCTGATTCTGTTCAAGATGGTCAAAAGTCTGTTAGTGATGGTGATTTAAGCGATCAACAGATATTAGCTCTTGCAACACAAGATCCTCAATTAGCTCGAGTAGCCCAACAACAAAGAAAACAAAGACAGCAATCGTTTAGTGATGAAGCAAAAAGACACGCACCAGTTGTTAATGAGTTTTTTAAAGAGGCTGACAAACGAGGTCAAGAGTTAATACGGAAAAGAGGACTTTTAGATCTTCAAGAAGATGCAATAAGAAATAACAATCTTGGTTTCTTCTCATTAAACAACCTTGCTGAATTAACAGGTATTGAGGGGCTTCGTGATCCTGGTGGAGCTTTATTTAATTTTGCTGCTAAGGAATTCTTATTGTCTAACATATCACGCGCTGGCCCAAGACCTAACCAATGGATTGAACAACAGATTTCCAAGTCATTAGCAAAACAAGGAAGGTCAAGAGAGGCTAACTTATCTGTTGTTGCTTCTCAGAAGGCAGATCTAGATGTTGCAGAAGAAGAAGAAAAGATTATATCTGATATTGAAAGAGAACATGAACAAAAATTTGGTTTTGTAAAAAGATCTATAGGTAGGGAAGTTCGTCAAAAATTAAAGAAATTTGCTACTAGAAGACAAAATATTTTAGAGCATGAGTTGAGGGAAATTAACAATGAGTTTAGTACTGGAAAAGTTCCAAAAGGAACCCCATTAGGCCCAAATAAGGTTAATTGGTATCTAGATAAAGCTAAAGGAAATGTTAAAAAAGCAAGGCAAATGGCCATAAAAGATGGTCATTCAATCTCATAGAGAGGAAAAAATGCAGCCAGATTTATTTGATACAGTAGCAGAAGAAAGAAAAGATATATTTGATAAGGTAGCTGAAGAGCGCGCTCTTGAACAACAGAAACCTGGGATTTTTAAAGAATCTTTACGTCATGTTGCAAGAACTGGGTCTCGCATTGCTGAATCAATAGCTGGTTTTCCTGGAGATATGGCTCAATTAGCTAAGTTTATAGGTGAAAAGTCTCCTAAATTTCTTCAAAAGGATCCAAACTTCATTCAAAGATTTGGCCAAAAAGTTGTAGAGAGAATTCCAACTTCTGATGAATTAGCAAAATTTATGGGAGATATTACCGGAGGTTTTACAGACCCACAAAGTGCAACAGAAGAATTTTCAGATAGTGTTGCTGGATTAGCTTCTATTCTTGCTTTTGGAAAAGATCCAACAAAAATAAGAAATTTATTGAAACCTATAGGAAAAGCTTTTACTGCTAAAGGAGTAGCTAAAGGTGTTGAATCTCTTGGAGGGGGAGAAAAAGCTCAAGCAACTGCAGAGTTGGGAACTCTTTTTTTAATGGAGTTAGTAGATCCAAAAATGACCAATAGATTTATAAGTGATAAGTATAATCGCGCAAGGAGTTTTATCCCTGATGGAACAATGCTTGATACAACTGGATTGACAAAAGAGCTTGAAAATTTAGAAAAAACTCTATCAAAAGGTTTGACTACATCTACAAAAGCAGAAGTTAAAAATGTTGTGTCGGAGGCAAGAGCAAAAGTCTCTGGCGGAGCTTTTCCAGCAGAAGAAATGGTTGATTTCTTTCATGATATAAATGAAAGAATGACTGCTAGGAAACTTTATACTGATTTATCTAAATCTGAAAGAAAAAATTTAAAATTTAGATTTGAAAAGTTTAAAAATATTATCGGTAATGAAATAGAGAAATATGGAAAATCTAACCCTAAATTTTTTAATGAATGGAAAGAAGCAAATGCAGCGTTTTCTACTGTTCAAAACAGTAAAAAAGTTTCTAGGTTCTTAGAAAGAAATATTGGTAGTTTACCAAATAGAGTTGTTCAGGGAGCTGCTATTGAGACTCTTCTTGGTTTTCCAACAGCCGCCGCAGGAACTGTTGCGTCTTTAGGTTTGTTAAAGTCTGGTGAGCTTATGTATAGAATTGCCACTAGTAAAACAATGGCGAAACTTTATGCGACAGCTGTTAAATCTGCTGCCGAAGAAAATTTGCCAGCAACAATAAAAGCGTTAACAAAACTTGAGGATGAAATGCAAAAATCACTCATCAGTGATAAAGCTAAATAATAAAACTAGAAAAATTAAAAATATAGCAATCAAAAACAAAACAACCTCCTTGTTATTGTTTAATTATATAGTTTAATTAGTTAAATGTCAATTATTTGTTTTTATCTTTATCTATTATTATGTTAATTTTATCTTCAAGCATTGAAATATAGTTTAAAATACTTGAAATATATTCATCTTTTTTGTGGTCAAGCTTCTTTTTTATATACAACAACATTATTGTAAAAGTTAATACTATTAAAACATTACATGCGGTTAAAAAAATATACATCATATTTCAAAAGTTATTCTTCTTCTATCTCACTGGTTTTTTCGTAATATTTTTGAAACTCTTCTCTGTTTTTAGCTATTTTCATTAATGTTGTTACCTTAATCAACTGTCTGTCTAGAGCTTTTATTCCACAATCTTCATTTAAATGTTGATGATGTGTGTTTTTTCTATATCCAAGTTCTGTTTTAGGGTTTAGTCTTTCTAGCTCTTGAAGAACTCCTGGAGCAAGTTCTTTGTAGACATATCTTTTTATGAAATTTCCAATATGAGATGGACACATTTTATCTTCTGGCCAACTATACATTCTCTTGTATGATTTAAAAAAAACATCTGGAAATCTTTTTGTCCATGGTAGGAGTTCTTCAGAAATGTATTTTGATAGAATTTTTTGAAGAGCCTCTCTTTCTCTGTCTTCTTGATATCCAGACGCCTCGTCTACTAACGCAACTATTCCTGTAACTGCTAGCGCACGAATTAATATATCACATTGAGCTGCGACATGTTGTTGGTTGTGTGGAAGTTTTCCAGCATCTCTAGCTTTGAGGTAAACTTCACAAACTTCAGGAAGTAAGGTTGCTTTATATCCTTTGGAAATCTGTCCAGTAACAGATTTGAAAACAATAGGACAGCTCTCACCTATTAACTTATTTGTAATAAATGGTTTAAGTGATAGTGAACGTAGAAAAGGTGGTAAGTGCTCTACACTTGGAGAGTGTTTACCAGAGGGAACAGATTTTCCTAGTGCTTTTTGCATTGACATTCTACTTATTACTCTTGTGCCATCTTCTAAAACAGCACAAAAAATTTCCTTATTTCCTATTGTTAGAGTACCGATATGTGTAGCTTTTGGAATTTTCTTAGTCATTTTGATTTCCTCTAGGGATATTCAAATTTATTTGATCGTTTCGTACTCGCGTAGCGATAGTCTGAAGAACGTATTCAGACATGTTTATGCCAAGATATGAGGATGTGATTTTAATTTGACGATGAAATTCTTCATCAATATTAATGTTTAACCGTTTAGGATTTTTTCTTTTTTTGTTCATACTTATATGATCATATATTTAGGTATTTTATTGCAACTTAAATATTTGATCATTAAATTAAATTTAAATTTGCTTAAACCTAGGGGGTGAAAATGGCAAAAACAAAAAGAAGATCTTACGGTTTGGGGAGACCATTAGATCGTTATAATCCTTTTCCTATAGAAGCAACTAGAGCTCCAACTACATCAGACGTTAATTATGACATTGGACAGACTTGGGTGAGAACAGATACAGACCAAGCATGGTTGCTGACATCTGTCTCAAGTGGTAGCGCCGCATGGACTTTAGCCGGGCCTGGAGCTTCGGATGTAGATACTCTAACTGGTGATTCAGGCGGAGCAATTTCTCCAGCAGCGGGTAATATTACCTTAGCAGGGGGAACAAATGTAACAAGTGCGGGTGCAGGATCAACGATTACTTTTAATCTTGATGCAGCAATCACGTTAGCAACATCTGTAACTTCACCTCTTTACACTGCTGCTGCAGGATCAGACCTTGATTTAACGGTTCCAGCGGGGCAAGATTGTGTTTTAAAACTCGGTGATGCTGCAGGAGCTAACAAGTTTTCTATCACAGATAGTGCAGACTCAGAGGTTTTTGCTGTAGATTCTACAGGAGCTCAAACATATGCAGGGATTACTGTTGCAGGAAACTTTGTGTCAAATGGTGGTACTGTAACACTTGGTTCTGACAATGCTGCAAATGCAATCATTGTTGGGGGTGGTACTACAGCAAGAGCAATTACAATTGGTCAGGATGCGGCAGCACATACCGTAGCTATTGGTCAAGCTGCTGCTGGTGCTATCACAATTGATACAGCTGCTGGTGTTTCTATCGACTCTGCAACAGCTTCTAACTTTACTGTAACTGGAGCTGCAGACCTTACATTAGATTCTAGTGCCGGATCTGTAAATATTGCTGGTGGTGAAGCCGCTGCTGATGCTATTTCAATCCAAGCAGCTGCTGGTGGTGTTGATCTTGATGGAGCATTACAAGTTAATATTGCTTCTGCCCAAGCCGCAGCTGATGCAGTAAGAATTGATGCTTCTGATGCAAGTGGTGGTATTGATATCGATGATGGAGGTGGCGGAACTACAATTGACTCTGCTGGAGCTGTAAGTATCGACGCTGCAGCAGCCTCTAACTTCTCAGTTAGTGGAGCTGGAATCGATTTAACATTAGCTTCAGCAGCAGGTCGTGTTGTTGTTAATGGTGAGGAAGCGGCAACCGATGCAATTGCTCTTCAGTCTGCAGCTGGTGGTATTGATGTAAATGCAGCACTTGAGATTAACATCGACTCATCTGAGGCAGCTGTAGCAGATGCGATACGCATTGTAGCCTCTGCAGCAGATGGTGGTATCGATATTGATGCAGGAACTGGCGGAATCGCGATTGACTCTACAGGAGCTCTATCTCTTGATGGTGCAGCAGCCTCTAACTTCTCAGTTAGTGGAGCTGGTATTGACCTTACTCTTGCATCTGCTGCAGGTCGTGTTGTTTTAAACGGAGAAGAAGCTGCAGATGACGCTGTAAGAATTCTTTCTGCTGCTGGAGGTCTTGATACAGATGTTGCATTACAACTAAGCCTTGTTTCTTCTGAAGCATCTGCAGACGCTGTTGTTATCAATGCATCTGCTGGCGGAATGGATATCACAGCTGCAACCAATGACTTGGATGTTACTGCAACTGCAGGAAGTGTTAATATCACAGCTGGTGAGGCTGCTGGTGATGCAATTGTTATCAATGCAAGTAACGCTGCTGGAGGTATCGATCTTCAAGCTGGTACAGGAGCTGTAAGTTTCAACACAGGTATGGTAACGAATGTTGTTAACAAAGCTGCAGCTGATACGCCATATTCTGTACTTCTAACAGACTATGTTATCGCATGTGACACTGGAGCTGGTGTTCTTACCGTAACGCTTCCAGCGGCCCCGGAAACAGGTCGTGTGTACATTGTATGTGACGAAGGTGGTGCAGCAGGTGCAAACAACATTACAATCGGTGGTAATGGAAACAATATTTCTGCCGGAGGTTCTACAGCTGCATCAAAAGTAATCGACTCCAACTATGGAAGTATGTACCTTGTTTATACAGGAACAATATGGACTGGACTGGACGTCGCTTAATCTAAAGAATGGTCTTGCGGGATACCAAAAATTCCGCTTATTTCTAAATTAGAAAGGAAAATAGAATTGGATTGGGCACAGGTGATTACGATAATTCTATCTTTGACAGGAACGTTTTACTTCTTCTTTGGTCGTATGGATGGAGAGGTTAAAGCAATGAGGAAAGACCTAACAGATCAAGGAAAGAGAACAGATCGTTTATATGAGATGTTCATTGATTTTCTAAAAAAATAATGATATAAAAAAGGAATTGTTATGCCTTTTAAGAGTTCTAGTCAAAGAAAATTTCTTTTTGCAAACAAACCAAAAATTGCAAAAAAATTTACTACTGAAACGCCTAAAGGTAAAAAATTACCAAAAAAAGTAAAAAAAAGAGGTAAAAGATGACCTCACCTTCAGAAAGAGTTTCCCTAACAATGTATACATCGTCAGAAAGTCGTGACTTTTCTACGAAACGTCGTGGAATTGTCGAAAAGATTAAGATAAACACGTCAAAAAGAAGCTTTAGCGACAAAGATGTTGAGGAGATTTGTAGACGTGTTGAAGAGGCTTTTAAAAGGTCTGAACAAGCGCGTAGATTTGTTACATATCAGGGAGGGCAATAATGCCAAGACTTCAACGGCCAGATAAATACATAGGCCCGGATGTAGATACAATCGCAAGGGTCTCTAGAAGTAGAGCTCCAACAACAGCCGACTATAGAAGGCCAGAAAACAACAAGTACTATGAAATATCGACCATATGGATGGATGAAACAACAGATACCCCATACATCTTAGTTGATATCACAGCAAACGTCGCTACATGGAAAACGTTCGGTTCTCCTTCAACAAGTATTGTCTCAACACTTACTGGGGACACAGCTATTACAGTTTCTCCGGATGCAACAGGGGATATCGATCTTTCTGGAGTCGTTGTAGCTAACGCAACTAACGCAAAACCTTTGTATGTTGATGAGGACGCAGTAAACAATAAGCTAAACTTTCAAGTACAAGTTGCTTCAGATATAACAGGGGCGCCAAGTGACAAAAATGATGCTGGTATTTGTAGTTTTAGTGATACTCAATTTGTTGTTGATGCTAATGGTTATGTTACATTGGTAGGAGGAACAAATCCGCCACCACAAACGTTAACAGGTGATGATGGTGTGTCTGTTGGACCAAATGGAAGCGGTAACATCGATCTTTTGGGTGTGACTGTTGTCAATGGAACAAACGGACAGGCTCTCTATACAGATGGAGATACCGCAAGTAATAAGATAGACTTTGAGATTCAGTTGTCTGCTGATAGAACCGGAGCACCAGCAGATTCAAAGGATGCCGGTGTTTGTTCTTTCGATGACACTGCCTTTACAGTAGATGCTAATGGATATGTAACTCTTAAGGGTGGAGTAGGTCCAGCTGTTGATGCAATCAATGTAGATTCGAATACAGGGCCAGGAACAGATCCTGTTGTTCCAGATGGAACAGGAACATTAACAATGTCTGGAGCTGCTGTAGCGGCTCATAGTGTTCCTATAGAAACACATTCTCGCGCCGCTAATGCTCTTAATATTGAAGTTCAAGTTTCAAAGGAATTGAGTGCTGCCCCTGGAGATACAGACGAGGCTGGTATTTGTTCTTTTGATTCTTCAGGATTTAGCGTTGATTCTGATGGACATGTAACATCTAAAGCTCCTCCAAATAATTTAAGAACGACTCATCTTTTTGAAGATTATATAAGCGGAACA